AAGCTGGCGAAGATCTACAACGAGAAATTTGCCGGCACCGATGCGTCGTCGGACTTGTCCAGGATCGTGAAAGTCATGGTCGCGGAGTGTCCGGAGTGTATTCCGACTATCATCTGCCTCGCCAATGACTCCTACGACGAAGATCCGGAAGAAGTCAAAAAGTCGGAGCGCGTCGCCGGCTCCCTGCCAACCGTCGTGCAAGCGGAATGCCTTGGCAAGATCATAGAGCTTTCCGTAGTATCCATCGAGTCTTTAAAAAAAATAGTCGCGATGGCCTTCGAAGCGATGGCGAGCGTGCAGACGGTGATGACGGAAGCGGTTCCGGACGACGAACCCTCCCCGACAGTTGGTGGGCCTTCCAAAGCGCGGTCCGCGAAAAAGTAAGTCTGTGCTACTCCGAGGGTCATCCGTGGGCCGCGGAGTATCCTTTCGGCAGGCTGCTAGACGAGAGTGTCTTGATCAAGCAGCGCAAGGATGTGGATCTGGCGGAAACCATGACCTTGCTCAAGCAGGCGGTTGAAGGCTGCCTTAGCGAGAAGTCGGCAAAGAGGTTCGGAGACACGATAGCGGAGATTCTGCGCAATCGCTAGGAGCCGCGCATGGTAGACAGAACCGTCAACATTATCCTGAAAGCGCGGGATGAAGTAAGTCGAAGCGTCAGGCAGGCCAACGAGGCCCTAGCCAAATTCCAAAGAGAAACGAAGTCGATACGGGCATCCACGCAGGATGCCGGCGCGTCCTTCGGCCGTCTCGGAGCGGCTGTAAAGCAGCTTCAGGCGCAGGTAGGCGCCGCGAGTTTCGGCGCCGCGGTAGCGCGAGAGGTCAACAAGGCGGAAACGGCTCTGAATGGCTTCGTCGCCGCGCAAAGGCAACTGCTTCCGGAAGTCGGCAGGCTAGCCAATGCATCGAAAAGGCAGGCGGCTGAAGTCGGCAGGCTGCGCCAGGCGTCGAGCGAGCTGATCGCGCAATACGCCGCCGAGCGAGCGCGACTGCAGCAGCTTGGCAGAAGCAAGCGAAACGTCGCTCAGGAAACCAGAAATTTAAGCGCTCGAGTCCGAGAGTCCATTCAGGCAATAAAGCTTGCCGAAGCGGAGCAGGATCGCCTTGGGCTTGCCGCCAAGCGCGCGGCGTCTTCGCTCGGAGAGGCGAATACGCGGATTAGATCCAGCGCAACGGAGCTTGGCAAGGTCGAGCGCGTAGCGAAGGATGCGGCCAACGCCTACCAGCAAGCCGGCCAAACGATAAGGCGGGAATTCCTGCGGGCGTTCCAGGATCAGAATCAGGTCGTCGAGCGCGTCCGCGCCAGCTACCGGAGCCTGTCGCAGCAAGCTACGCAAATGGGCAGGGCGATCGCCAGCGTAGGCCCGAATACGCAGCAGCAGGTTCTGCAGTTCGAGAAGCTCAGGACGCAAGCTCGGCGCGCCAGAGAGGAACTGACGGGGCAGGTTCAGACTCTTCAGCAGATGCGCGGCGTGCTGCGGAGTTCCGGTAGCGATCTGGACAGTCTCGCGAATGCCCAGGCGAGATTCACGTCCGCCGCCGCCAGGGGGCAATCGTCGCTGGCGAAGTATCGTGAGGACTTGAGGCGGGCTGCTGACGCGGCGCAGCGGCTTGCGGCCGCCCAGGCGAAGACCGCGGCATCGACGAGGCGGCAGGCGGCAGCGTTTCAGACGACGGCGGCGCAGACTAGCCGGGCAGTCAATTCGACGCGGTTTCTCGCCGATGCCTACCGGCAGTTGCAGCAGCGTTTCGGCGCGGTTCTCAATCTGCTCGGCAGAGTCAGGGACAGGCTCGCGCTTCTCGTCGCAACCTACATCGGCTTTTTCGGAATCGTTCGCACGTTCCAGAGAGTTGTCGAGGTCTTCTCCACGGTCGAGCAGGCGACGAACAGGCTGCTTGCCGCATTCGACGGAATAGATTCCAGAGTCGAGCAGGAGTTGGACCGCCTTCGCAGAACCGCGGGTCGCCTCGGTCTCGAATTCGGTTCGCTGGCTCAGCAGTATTCGGCATTGCAGATCGCGGCGCAGGGAACCGTTCTCCAGGGCGAGGCTCTCAGCCGGCTATTCCGGCAGGTAACGGAAGCGGCCAGAGTCCAGAATCTGTCACTGGATCAAGTCAACGGAATATTCGTCGCGCTGTCCCAGATTATCTCCAAGGGCACCGTGTCGATGGAGGAACTGCGTCAGCAGTTGGGCGACCGGCTTCCAGGCGCGGTGAACATATTCGCAACCGCACTCGGAATTTCGACCGAGGAATTGTTCAAGCTCGTCGAGCAGGGGCAGATCGGCGCGGAAAACCTGACGCTGTTCGGAGACGCTTTGGAGGCGCGGTTCGGATCCGAGCTTGAACGGTCGCTGAATTCGGTCGCCGCCGCCATAGGTCGGGTTGGCGATTCCGGCTTTCAAGCGTTTCAAAGGCTTGGCTCCGGCGGCCTGATCGATTCTTTGCAGGCGCTGTTCGAAGATTTCGCAGATACGTTGATCTCTGAAGACTTCGGCGTTTTGCTTGACAACATCGGCGCCGCTATGGCCGGTCTTTCAAATATCGCCCGCGCGCTCGTCAACAACTTCGACCGGCTCACGGCAACGATAACTGGACTCATAGGAATCGCCATCGCGCCTTTCTTCGTGGCGATTGTCCGGCACTTGGCCGTTCTGCCGGCAGCGGTGGGCGCAGCGAACGCGCAATTCCGCGCCCTGCAGGCTCAGATGGGAACGATGGGGGCTTTGTCCGCCGCGCTCTCTGTCAACTTCACCCGGCTTCACACGGCGCTGCTAGCGCTTTCGTCTGCTCCTATCGCGCTGGCATTCGGGGGAATCGGCGCCGCACTCGGATTCATGATCACGCGAGCAGACGATGCGACGAGGGCGCTTGAGGGCAACCGCAGCATTCTTGATGTCGCCAGAGACGCGCTCGACAGATACGGAACGTCCGTTGTCGAAGTCCAGGAATATATTAGAGACAACCTCGCCGGCGACGAAATACAGCAGTCTCTGACTGAAACCACTGAAGCCTTGAGTGATGCGACGAGCGATGCTCAGGGGATAGTCAGCGTGCTCAGGGCGGGCTTGCGGCAGGCCAGCATCGGCGTTCAAGATATAGTTCTAGAGAACGCATTCAACAATATCGATGATCTTATCGAAACCCTCGCCAACGGCGAAATAACGCTAGAGGAATTCCGTCGCCGTCTTGAAGAAATAGCGCAGACTGCCGATAGCGACGCCGTTACCGGGTTTAACACCGATTTACGGGCGGCAATACCTGACTTGGTGGAAGCGGCCGAGGGCGTTGACGCGCTTAGCCTCGCCTTCGCCGACACGAGCGACGTGATGGCTCTTTTCGGAACCAATGCCGATGAAGCCGCCGCCGCTATTGAGAGACTAAATAGCCAGCAGACGGAGGCAGAGGTCCAGGCTCGGTCGAGCATCAGGCGGGCGCAAGGCCAGGTCGAAGCTGCGAGAGCGCTGACGAGGGAGCTTAAAGCGCTAGAAGAAACGCGGCAGCGTCAATTGGAAGATCAGACGACTCCGGATGCCGATATTGATGCGACCGACGAAGCCATAAGGGTTTTAACGGAAGCATCCGTAAAGCAGTTGAATACGGCCAGGGAAGCTCTCGAAAAGGTCCTCGGCGAGCTTGGCGACAATGAATTTCAGGAGATACTGGCGGCAAGCCTGTCGGCGGACATAGCGGCGGTAAACAACCTTATCGCCAATCTAGAAGACGACGGGCGGCAATCGCTCGCCAACTTCTACCAGCGCCAGGCGCGCACCTATCGGAGAATAGTGGACGGCCTCAATAGAGATCTGACAAGGCAGCTTAGCAGCGGCGCGCTCGACGCACTGGACGGCGATATAATACGCGATAGGGATCAGGCTACTCAGGATTACATAAACTCGCTGCGTTCCGAGTTGAAAATTCTTGAGCAGTTGGAGGTTCAAGGCGCCGATACCGCTGCGAGAATAGCGGAGATAAACCGGATCGTGGAAGCGCAGGGCGAGGGCAACGCCCTGTTCGACTTCTCGGCCGCTCAAACGTCCGCGGTCGGTTTCCAGAACGCTTTGACGGAAGCATTGAATTCGGTGAGGGCCGCCTTCGCTGGCGGTGATACTTTCGGCCTGGTCGGGCTGCAAAACGAGATTGCCGGCGCGCGCACGGGCTTGGAGACGCTTCTAGAGGATATTAACAGGCTAATTGCCGAGCTTGGAAACCGCGCCACTCCAGAAATGCTTGCATTCCGCGACAGCATTGCGGAATTGCTTTCGACCGGCAGCGGAGATCAATTCAGGGGCGCCGCGTTCGAAGGCATACAGGACCGAATTGACGAGCTTAATGCACTGCAGCAGCAGATAAACGCCGGCCTCGGCGATGCCTTCCTGTCTGGAGACACGGTTGGATTCGCAGAGGGTGCCGAGGAGTCGCGCAGGCTCGGCGAGGAGATCAAGCGGCTTATCGCATTGCAAGCGGGGTATGCCGAAATTACCGGCGAATTGACTGCCGCCCAGAGATTGCAACTCGTAGTTAACGAACAGCTTGTTACGCAGATCGGCGACAGGATACCAGGTGCGACGAGGGCGGCTATACAGGCTTCGACTCAGAGAATCACCGCGCTTTTCGAAGAAAGAGACGCTATTATCGCAAGGTATGGCGCGCTTCTCGACCAAGGCGTAACGCCGCAGGATCCTCAAGCGGAGGCCATTGAAGCCGAGATAGAAGAAGCCAATCAGAGAATCCGGGCGCAGACTGAAGAAATACGGAAGACAGTTGAAGACATAGGCGCGCTCACTCCTGAGCTTCAATCCTATTTGAAGGAATTGGAATCCGTTGATGCCAATCTCAGGGAAGAGTCGCAGGTAGCGATACTTGGGCAATTGGAAACGCTGGTCAATTCGCTATCTAGCCAAAGGCGCGGATTGCAGCGGGCGGCGCAGGATCTCGCCGACTCCGGCAATACCGCGCAATTGCCGGAAGTCGAGTCGAACCTGGCCGCAACCGAGAAGCAAATCGAGGAATTGGATGCCGACGTAGCCTTATTGATAGATTCATGGGGAGACCTTGGGCCGGAGGCGTCCAGGGCCGCGATCGCGTTGCGTCTGGCTTTAATCTCTGCCACCAAGCCGCAGCCTGGCGAGTCCCAAACTCAAATCCTGCTCGACGACTTCAACGAGCTGCAGCGGGTGGCAAAGGCGCTCGCCGGCGCTCTGGAAGATGCAGTAAGCCGAGGCGACAATGCGGAGGCGGCGCGTCTGCGAACTGAGCTTCGAGGAGTCACGGAGCAGGCCGACGAGGCGGCGGGGAAATTTCTCGAATACACCGGCCAGCTGCAAACCATAACTCCGGAAGTCCGGACTCTTCAGATTGAAGTGTCGAAGCTGCGCGAGGAATTGGAATTGCTTGGAGCGCAGAGCGATTTCGGAGGATTGCAGCAGCGTTTCAGGCAGTTCGAAACATCAATCGGAGGCATCCTTGATCGCGTGCGAACCGGACTAGGCAGAGGCGACGCGCTCAACCTTGATGACATTTTCGGCGAATTCGGCGATGCGCGCCAGGGCGTGCGGGAACTGCTTAGTAGCATGGATGAGCTTATCAGATTCCTGGGAACGGATGCCACGCCGGAAATGCTCGCGTTCCGTGATACGCTTAGGGAGACGCTGAGGCTTCCTGCCGGCGAGCAATTCAATGCCGCTGTGCGCACCGGACTCGATTCCAGAATACAGGACGTTCAAAGGCTGCAGGAGCAAACGAAGGCAGCCAGAGACGCGGCATTCGCCAGGAATGAAGATGTTCGCGCGAACGAGCTTACGGAAGAATTGAGGTCCCAAGGCGATGAATTGGTGCGTCTAACGAGTCTTCGAAAGACATATGAGAATGCGATCACAAGGCAAACTGCTGCCCAGAGGATTGAGAGTCTAGCGAACGATGCGCTGCTGAACCAGAACAAGGTTTTTCAGGCTGACTATTCCAACGCCATTCGCGCAGCGCAGGAGCGAACCAAGGCGCTTGAAGCAGAGACGGACGCTCTTATTGATTTATACGGAGCAATTATTAGGCAGGGCGATCTGCCAACCGCTACCGAGCCTTTGTCAGTGCTTAATACCATCCAGTTCAATGATAGCCAAATAGACCTCCAGATCCAGGGAATTCGCACGTCTATTGGGCAGCTAGGGACTCTAACTCCGGAAATAATAAAATTCATCGATGAGTTGAGAGTATTGCGATTGACTGTCAGGGACGAGTCGCAGGCCGCGATAATCGCTGAACTGCAGGCGCTGGTCGATGACGCAGTTGCACAAAGGGACGGGCTGCGGACAATCGCCGACGAATTCAGGGCCCAAAATAATACGACGGGATTACGCGATACTCAGGCTGAAATTACCATTCTAGACAACCGCCTTGCCTTCCTGCAGCCGAGCATAGAGCAAACGATAGGACTGCTAGGCCGCCTTGGGCCGGAAGCGAAACAGGCGGCAATCGGCATTCGAGTGGCGCTTATCGACGCTTTCAAGCCGCCGCAGGAAAAATCTCAAGTTGAGATTTTGTCGGAAGAATTGAAAGAACTGGAACAGCTAGCCAGGGAGTTGGGAAAGGCGCTCACAAACGCCGTTGGCGACGATTTGGAAGTGGCGCGTTTGGGAGCGGAATTAGATCAAGTGACCGCGGCTCTTGACGAAGTTGGCGGCAAGCTGGACGATTATGTCAACGGGATTCAGGACGCGACTCCCGCTCTAAGGACAATGCAACTCCAAGTCGCCGATCTCCGCAAAGAAATGGAGTCGCTCGGAGCGGTAAGCGAATTCGAAGGCGTGCAGTCGCAAATAGAAGGCTTTCAGACTGCGACCGGCGCGATACTGGAAGGTGTTCGGGCGGGGTTGGCTAGCGGAGCGAACCTTAATCTCGACGCGCTGTCCGAAGAATTCTCGAATGCTCGCGAGGCGATGCAGGGTCTGCTTACTGATCTAAATCGTCTCGTGGATGATCTTGGCGCGAACGCCGCACCGGAGTTGCTCGCCTTCCGAGACAAGGTTGCCGACGCGCTTTCGTCGACGGACGCAGACCTTTTCAACGCCGCGGTCGGCGACGGCATTCAAGTGAGAATCGACAGGCTGGCGTCGCTTGTGGAAAACGCCGAGAAGCGCTTGACCGAGGCTCTTGTCTCGGACGACGATGCCGCGGCGCAGGCGTTGACTGATCAGATTGGCGCATTGGATGCAGAGTTGAAAAGCCTAATAGAGACTAGGCGAAGATACACGAGCTCAATAACGCGGCACACGGTCGCCGAGAGCCTGCAGAGAGCCGCCAACGATGAGTTGATAGCTCAGGTGGGGCAGGCGATTCCCAACGCTTTTGATCGCGCAACGCAGCAGTTGAAACCGCTCGCCGAGCAATTGGGGGAAGCGCTAGAGAGGGCTTCCGAAGCCGGCGACTATGATGAAATTGAACGGCTGAGAACGGAATTGGATCTCGTTAAAGGAGCGCTTGATCAAGTTGGCGGCAGTCTTGAAGACTATATCAGCGGCATTCAGGATGCGACTCCCGCGCTCAGAATAATGCAACTTGAAGTCATAGCGCTCCGCAAAGAACTGGAGACGCTTGGAGCGACAGCGGAATTAGGAGGCGTGCAGTCTCGGATAGAGGGCTTTCAGACTGCGACCGGCGCGATACTGGAAGGCGTTCGAGAAGGATTGGCTGGTGGAGCGAACATCGATCTCGACGCGCTTGCCGAAGAATTCTCGAACGCTCGCGAGGCGATGCAGGGCCTGCTTACTGATCTGAATCGTCTCGTAAATGAGCTTGGCGCGAATGCCGGGCCGGAGTTGCTCGCCTTCCGAGACAAGGTTGCCGACGCGCTTTCGTCGACGGACGCAGACCTTTTCAACGCCGCGGTCGGTGAAGGCATTCAGGGCAGGATTGACCAATTATCGGCACTCGTAAGAAGCGCTGAGCAAGGCTTGACAGCGGCTGTCCTGGCTGACGACCCAGCCGCCGCGCAGGCGTTCATACAGCAAATCGGCGCGTTGGAAGACGAGTTGAAAGGTCTGATAACTACTAGTCGCAGCTATACCGGAGTAATCACGCAGCAGACGGTCGCCGAGAAGCTGCAGGTGGCGGCAAATGACCAATTGATAGCTCAGGTCGGGCAGGCGGTTCCCGAAGCTCTTAGGCGCGCCACGCAGGAGTCGGAGCGTCGAACGGCTGCGCTTCATCAGGAAAGGGATGCCCTGCTCGCCCAATACGAAGCGCAAATCGAGCAAGGCGCGCTGCCCACGGATCAGAGCGCGTCGGCCGTTGCGGAAGCGATAGCGGATCAGGACGAGCAAATCCGAGAGGAATTGCGGAAAATCCAGGACACCATACGCGCCATAGGAACGCTGACTCCGGAACTGCGCGCCTACCTGCTGCAACTGGAAGACTTGGAGGCGAACCTCACGGACCAGTCGGACGCTGCCATTCTCGGCGTTCTTGAAGCGCAGGTCCGATCCCTGTCTCGCCAGAGGCGAGAATTGCAGACGCTGATCAAGGAATTCAATCGCGTAGGAAACGAGCAGGGAGCGACGCAGGCGGGAGCCTTGCTCGCGAACGTCGACCAGGCGCTCGCCGATTTGAAGCCTAGCATCAATGAGACAATCGCGGGCATGGGCGAGCTCGAAGGCGCCGCGCTTCAAGTCGCCATAGCGATCCAGCTTGCGTTGATAGAGGCGTTCAGGCCACCTCCCGCCGCCAGAGCGGGGCGTTCCCAAATAGACATTCTTTCCGAAGAATTCCGGAACCTCGAGCAGCTTGCAAAGACTGTGGGCGGCGCGTTGCAGGAAGCGTCGAGACGGGGCGACACCGCGGCGGTTGCCGAGCTTCGGGCCGAATACGAGCGGGTGTCCGCCGAAGCCGACGAAGCGGCTAGGAAGATTGACGACTACGCGAATAGCCTGACGAACGTCACGCCGGAAGTTAGAAGGCTGCAATTGGAAGTCGCTCAACTCAGAATGGAATTGCAGACGGTCGGAGTCGAAGGCGAGCTAGCGGGATTGCAGGAGCGCATCGGCGACCTGCAGGATCTGCGAGGGCTGATAGGATCGGCGCAAAGGCTGCCCGGAGAATTGCTCGGCGGGCAGAGCGAGCTTGATGCAGTGGATCAGCAGATTCAAAAGCTCGTAGCCAGAGCGCTTGAGTTGGTCGCTGCGTTGGATCAGACGGATCCCGCTGTTCAGGCCTTGAAGCTGAGGCTTGAAGAAACGAGTCCCGTCATCCGCGATATGAATACGATATTCCGGACGACCGCGGACGAGATCACCGAGACGCTTGCCGGCAGCATCAACGATGGCCTGAGCCTGTTCGTCAAAGGCGTGGTCGAGGGACAGAACGCGGTGCAGGCGCTCGCTGACGGCTTCCGCACTTTCGCCGCCAACTTCCTGCAGCGCATCGCCGACATGATTATCGAGCAACTGGCGTTCAACGCGGCTGCTTCGATACTGCGAGGATTCGGAGTGTCTTCGGGAGACCTGCTTTCCTTCCACAGCGGCGGAAACGTTCCGGGCGACGGCGCGCCTTTCCGCAGAAACTTTCTTGCGGGCGACGAATATCTTAGCGTCCTGCAGAGCGGCGAAACGGTTCTGACTGAGCAAGACCAGCGAAATTTGGCAAATCGAGCAGCGCCGGGCGGTTCGGGCGATGTAACCGTGATCAATGCCATCGACGCGCTGTCATTCGCTGAAGAAGCGTTGTCAACTCGACGCGGCCAGCGTATGGTTCTTAACGCGATCCAGAACAACAAGTCCGCAACGAAGACGATATTGGGAGTCTAGGCATGGCTGTGAGAATACGCACAACGGCGAACGCGGTTTGGACGGCGGCTGCCGATTGGAATGACAAGCCGACGCGCGTGACGGCGTGGATGGAAACCAGCGGCGGGAATTATTCGTTTCTCGGAGAGTCCGACGCGCTGGCGGCAGCCCTGGAGATTCTGGAGAACGGCGACTCGTATCGCATTCCGTCCGGCTTCGCCTACGACTGGGCGTTCACGCCGGACAACGGAGCGCTCGGCGATGCGGACGCTGCTCTTGCGGCGATGATGAATCGCGCGGCGGGAACGCTGGGCCTGCAGTTTAGATTGCACAGCGCGGACCCAGGAGCGAACCACGATGCGAATGAATTGACCGCTGCTCGGAATACGAGCTACGCGAGGCAGAGCGCCGCCTACGAAGTCGTAACCGTGTAATCCAGTCATGGCTAGCGTCACCGCGACGATAGGCGACGGGAGAACTGGGGGCACCAGCGATCTTCAATGGGGATCTACGCTTTCCAGTAGCCGTTTGTCTATAGACATTCCGTCGGCCCTGACGCGCGATGCCACATCGACCGCCAAACTGCGCTACCTGAGAATTGTCGATTTCGGACTTGTTCAAATCAATACCGAGTCCGACACTCAGTCGAGCGCGGGCGCCGGCCCGGATCTGTCCGACGCTTGGGAATTGTTCAATCCGGCAATCGTGATACGGGCGGGAACGCTTACGCTTGAATTGCCGGGTTCGAGAGCGCGAGGAAACCTTGCCGGCGACGCTTCCGAGCCTTACCGATACAATATCGGCAGAAACTTCGGCGACTTCATAACTGCGTATCGTCGTCTTTCGCAAGCCGACAGAGCGGCCACCGAACTAATTCTCGCAGACGAGATCGTAGTCAGGACAATAAATCTTGGGCTGACGGCGATGGCGGGAACCGGCGCCGGATCGCTCGTCGTGAATCTCGTGCATCACGAAGTGCCGGAAGTCATCCAATTGGTGCCGGAGACGATGGAAGGATCCGGAACCGGAAGCATGGAATTCCTTCTCGAATTCAAGCGCGCTGTTCAAAGCCTGCTCGAGTCCATGAGCGGAACCGGTTCCGGCGCTCTCGATTTTTCCTTTCAGCACAGGCCGGCCCAGGCATTGACATCGCGCATGGAAGGCTCGGCGGTCGGCAGCATGTCATTCTCGCTCATTCACAATGAAGTGCCTGAGACCATCGACTTGGCGCCGGCATTCAGAGGATCGGGAGCGGGCGGCATGGCGTTCGACTTCAATCATATCGAAGTCGCGGAAGCTATTGATCTCGAAGTTCCGAACATGGCGGGAAGCGGCGCAGGAACATTGTCGGTTAATCTGCAATACAGGAATCGGGAAGAAACGAACCTGCTGAACATCGTCGAAGGGACTTACGGAGACTACCGAATCCAATGGGCGAATTCCGTCCGTGAGGTCTATACGTTCTTTACCGGCGTGGTGTCGCATAGGGCTGGAACCGAGCAGCGCATAGCCTATCGAAGCGAACCGCGGCTGCAATACGAATTCGAAGCGTTTCTAGATCCTCTTGAATTCAGAACGTTCATGGCGAGGAATTCATCATTCCAGGGGCGCGACACATACATCCCGCATCCGCGCTACAGGTTTCAGCTTCCGTCCTTTCTTAGTCGAGGCGAAGGCTCGGTAAGGCTAGACGACAGGCCGGCCTGGATCCGGCCGGGAGCCAATGTCTTCTGCAAGGTCGGCGTTCATGTGATTCCCGGAATAGTGGAGTCCGTTGCCAGCGCCTTGCCAATAACGGGCGGCCCGGTAAATGTGCGCATGGTTTTCGGAACCGATAGCGATCTTCCGACAGGAACCTATATTTATTTCGGCGTTCTCGTCAGGCCTGTCAGCGGCAATCTCGTGGCCGCCAGAAGCTCGCGGGCGGGAACCATGCGAGTCAACGCGGCGGCGGATCCCGTCTTCAACTGGATGCGCGGGTTTTCGTCGATTCCGCCGGCCTCGCTCGGCGGCAGGGAGTATTTCGACATAGCTCCCAATTTCGCCGGCGCGCCTCAGATCGGAACCGTGCAGGGCTGGGAAGACATCGACTTTCGAACCGGCGCGGTCGACCGGATATTCCCGCGGCCGTTCGCTTCGCGGTCCATTCGCTTGCGATACGTCCTCAAATCGGATACCGAGGAAAGGATACTCGGCCTGTTCCATCGGTGCCGAGGACGGCAGAAAGGTTTCTGGATGCCGTCATTCGTGCATGAAGTGGCGATACCGCCCGGCATCACGTCCGGACGATCCATGAATGTGCCGGGCCTGGCCTTGTCGAACGCCTACAACGGCTCGAACGTGTTCAAGTATCTGCGCTTCGTGCATCGGAGGGGAAGCTTCGTTATCGGCGTTGACAGCGTGGAGGCCGGCGAAAATGTCAGCACAATCAATTTCTCGAATCCGCTGCCCGAAGTTCTTCCGGAAGACGACATTAAAATGATCTCGTGGATACACCTTTGCCGCTTCGAGACGGACTCGCTGTCGGTTGACTGGCGCTCTACAGCAGTTGGCGAGACGGTCATGACGCTTCGCACGCTGCCGGCAGAGACGATAAGCTAATGGCTTTCTCGAATTTCGAAAGCTCGGAAGACGCGGCGACTCCCGTATCGCTGTATCTTTTCACGACCGGGCAGGGCGCGGATGAATATTTCGGGTATACCGATCACACATCGAGGATCGTGTTTCAGGGACGTAACTACGAGCCTGAGCCTATCGGCAGGACGAGCATCGAATCAAGCGCCGAGATAGACAGCGGCGAGCTCCGCGTAGACATAACGCCGAACGCCGGCGTGGTCGATTTTCTATCGCTGCGCATTCCGTATCAGCAGCCCACATTGCAGATACGGCAGGGACACGCCGACGATCCCGATAGGCAGTTCCTCGTCGTCTGGATGGGCTTCGTGGAAGGCGTAACGCGGCCGGACGGAGCATCGGCGCAGATAACCAGCAGGCTCATTACGCGAGCGCTGGAGCGCGTCGGGGTTAAGCGGCAATATCAGCGAAGCTGCACGTGGACGCTATACGGCCGAGGCTGCAAGGCGGCGCGAACGATACAGGGAACGCCGACTCCGTCGCAGGTGGGAACGAACGCAATTCGTCTCGGACACGCGTGGAACGGCCGCTTTCCGAAGGACAAATACAAGGGCGGCTACATATCGTGGCGCAGCGCGCTCGACGCGGGAACGCACGTCAGAACGATTCTGGACGTGCATGAGGGCGCGTCGAGCGACGTGCTGCTGCTCAGCGGAGACACGCACGGACTAGGCGGCGGCACGCCTATCAATATTTTTCTAGGCTGCAATCACCAAACCGACGACTGCAGGGAGCTTCACAACAACATCGTCAATTTCGGCGGCCAGCCGTGGATTCCAACGCAGAATCCGGTTGGGTATGTCAACAGGTTCTATTAATGGCCTGGAATTTCTTCGTTCAGTTATTCGTGGCGATCGTCCTTAGCGCGATTAGCTACGTCCTTGCTCCGAAGCCGCCTCGTCGGACGCAAGCTGGCGGCGGGCAGCCACAGGAACTGCAGGCGCCAACGTCTGAAGTCGGCAGGTCGATTCCCGTCGTATTCGGGACGGTGAATATCAAAAGTCCCAACGTCCTTTTCTCGGTTCACAAGCGGCAGGTTCCGGTCGAGCGGGACTCGCGTGCGGACTACTACCTAACCGTTCACTACGGAATCTGCATCGGCAGCATCGACTCGATACGCCGTCTTAGGCTTCGGGAGAAGACGGTCGCAACCGATCTTCCCCTCGACTTCCTGATTGACGATCCGAATTTCGGCGGAGGCTCGCAGCGCGAAGGCGGAATCAATGGCCGCGTCGTGTGGACGGACGGTTCGCTGGCGCAGACTATGCCGCCTTCCATCACGTCGCTATACGGAGAAACCCCCGGAACCATGCCGGGCTACCGCGGAATCGCGACAATCGCATTCTTCCACCAAGGCTCCGGGGAAGGGGCCGGCGGCTTCTACTGGGGACGTTCGCCGAACATTCCGCCAGCGGACTTTCTCGTAACGAGAGTCGGCGACGTGCAGCCCGGATGGTTCGATTCCGCCAGGACGATAGCGCCTTCGGAAAACATCACGAAGCGAATAACGGACTATCAATCGACGGATGCGGACGCGCCGTTCCAGGAAGTCGATAGTAAAAGCTGGACCATCGGGCCGGACGTGAATCCTATTCATGTCATAAGAGAGTGCCTGACGGATGCCGTATGGGGAGGGGAGATTCCGCTTTCGTTTCTCGACGACGTATCTTTCAGAAACGCGGCTAGGACGCTGTTCGACGAGGAATTCGGGATTTCGATTCAATACGAATCGCAGGAATCAATTCAGGATATTGTTCAGGAATTAATGGATCACGTCGAAGCCGTGTTCTACGCTTCGCCGATAACGGGTCTTCTCACGATACGACTGCTGAGAGCCGGCTACGACTTCGACAATCTTCCGGAATACGACGAAGCCAGCAGCCGCGTAGCTAGCGTCGCTCGGAAGTCGGCGGGCGAAATAGTCAACGAGATCGTGGTTCAATGGACAGATCCCGAGGCGGACATGGGCAACCAGGTTTCGCTGCAGAATATTGGCGCGATCGCGAAAGCGGGCGCCGTCCTGTCAATTACGAGAAACTTCCGCGGCATTCGAAATATCGACACGGCGTGGAAGGTTGCCCGACGCGAGCTTGCGTCAAGCTCCGAAGAATTCCTAGCGGTCGAAGTCGAGCTCGGCCGCTCGGCATACGGCGTGGTTCCGGGCGACGTGATTCGCATTACCGACGTGGCTAGGGATTTGAACAGCGCGGTATTGAGAGTCGTGTCCGTCGATTACGGAACGCCCGGAAGTCCGAGCATCAAAGTCAACTGCGTCGAGGACGTGTTCGCTCGGACCACTCCCAACTTCGAAGTGCCGGGCGCCGGCCTTGGGCCGTCGAATCCGAGGCGTTTCAATATCGAGATAGGCGACGGCCAGGTAACGCTTAGGTGGGAGCCGCCGATCTCAAGCGGCGGTTCGCCGATACTCGGCTATCAGTATCAGCAGGACGGCGGGCAATGGCGGTCGGCAGGCGGTCCGGACGCGCGTGAATTCGTCGTAACGGGTCTCGTCAACGGCAACACCTATACATTCAGGGTCCGCGCCTTCAACAAGCTCGCGCCTGGCACGCCTTCAATCTCATTGCGGGTCGGTCCGGATCCGGTCGTCAAGACGGTTCCAAGCCCGCCTACTAATTTCGTCGCCCTGTCTATCGGGGAAGAACTGGAAATACGCTGGGCTGAGCCTGCTACGGATGGGCACTCAACGATCATCCGCTACGAATACGAACTGGACGGAGCCTGGGCCGTGGTTCCTGAAGCGGACAGATTTGCGCATAGGATCGCCAACCTTGTTGTCAACCGACAGTATCAAGTCAGAATGCGGGCGGTCAACGCAATAGGCGACGGGATTCCAACGGGAATAGTCCACGTTCACATTCGAGACCTGCTGTCCTACGCCTACGAGCATCCGCCTCAGCCCAAGGGTCTGAGCGGTCGCGGCGGTCTTGGCGTTGTCCTTCTGTTCTGGGATAATCCTTTGGCCGCTTACCAGAACCACGCTACCACGCTTGTATATAGGGCAAGAGACAATGATCCGTCGTCGGCAACTCAAGTCGGCGCCAGCAATACGATCTCGTTCACCGACAAGCCGGTTGATCCGGGAGTATGGTATTACTGGATCGCGTGGCAATCTCAGTCGTCGGTTATCGGCGATTTGTCGGAGTCGGTCGAAGTCGAAGTAGCGGAGCATCCGGCGCAGGCCATACGCAGGTTGTCCGACGAGATATTCAACGATCCGCTTACGCGCGAACTGCTGTCGCCAATCAATGTTGACGACTTCGAACGGATTGCCGGGTCGTCTCAGTCGGCAGCTAGGGAGCTTGTGGAAGGCTATTTCAACGTCGCTGGCCTGTTGATGGACGCTGACAGGAATGACAACGTAGCGGCGAGGACAGCGCTTTCCGAGAGGCTTGACAGGACGACGCAAGGCGTAATGGCGGTAGCCGCTTCGATTACGCAGCTTCGCGCCGCGCTCGGCGATCCTATTGACGTATTGACTATTCAAGTTGGCGACTCGGATCTTCCGCTTTTCATTGAGAAGGTGGAACCGGGCATGTCGATCATGGCCGGTGCTCCCGGTGAATTGGTAGATTACGTGATTATAACTGTATCGAGAGCGGGAAACAAATTTGCTATTGGCTTGTCCGCGGATGAAAGCAACTGGCCCGATAGCGGAACGCTAGATGTTCAAGTTGACGGCGCCGATGCACCTTCTCCGTTTCCGGTTATGGAAGATGTTGGGACGGACGTCGACGCTGCCGGCGAATGGAGTGTCATTGAGGATCAGGCTACGGACGGTCTTGCGCAGGCTCAGGAGCTTCTAGAGGCTAGAGTCGAGCTTATCGAGAACGTCGACGGCAGCACGACCGTCGCTCAATTGGCGCAGTGGCTAATCAAGACGAAAGTCGCAGATCGGACGGCCGGCATCGGGCTTTTCAATGACGGCAATTTCACTCGTCTTTTGATCGATGCGGACAGATTTGCAATTCTTCCGTCATCGGCTGAGACGACCGACGAAAACTCAGTGGTTCCGTTCATTGTTCAGGACGGAACTGTCTATATCAATAAAGCCGCCATTGCCGACGCTTCTATTGGCGCGATTAAGGCAGAGAATGCGTTTCTTGAAAACCTGAGTGCGGTTCACGGAGAGTTGCAATTCGCGAGAATAGACCAGGGGAACATTTTTGATCTTGCGATTGAAAACAGAATCAGTTCGGACAACTATGTTAAAGACTCCGATGGCTGGGTTATTCAGCAGGACGGCTTTGCAGAGTTCGACGCGGCTGTTATCCGCGGAACGCTGACTGCGGATCATATCGATTCGGATGTAAGAAACTGGAGGAAGATAGGTGATTACGGAACTGGTCGTGGCATCGCCCTGGGATCGCGCGCAGTAGCGTTTTCCGTGCCGGACTGGGCATCGCACGAATTCCTTGTTTTTTTGGTTAGTTATCTCGGTAACGGTTGGGATACATTATCCATACCCACAGAATCCATACCACTTAATCCGGCTGTAGCAACCTCAACGCTCCTGAGCAACTATGATTTGATTGTTCATAAAGTTGGGGACACGAAGGATATGCTGGCTATCTACCGCGATGATCATGTTATCTATCTTCGGAGTATTTGGGGTGTCAATCCTCCGCGCGGTGACTTTACTCAGCCTACTCCTTCGCCGACTCCAACACCCACACCTACTCCCACTCCGACTCCAACGCCGACTCCGTCCGTTAGCCCAAGCCCGTCCGTTAGCCCTGCGCCTACGGTTAACTTGCCCGGTCTTGCATCGTTTGCCTTCGAGCAATTTAGAGACAATCTATTCGCTTGGGCGCAGTCGCCGTCTGGATTTGTTAGTGGGTATGCATGCAGCTTTCAATTTAGTCGAACAAGCAATTTTAGTAACATAATCTACAGAGAAACGGATACAAATCCAAATAGCCCTAGTGGAGGCAGAAATTGGCAAACATTTACTTATGCTGTATCTGCGAGCGCTGGAACTGTATTCTACGGTCGAGCGAGACTCGAATCTTCAAACGGATTGCGAGTTGGCCCGTGGACTTCGGCTAGCCTTACATGGAGTTAGGAAGCGAAATGCAATACATCGAACTAACGCGCGAGAAGCACATCGTAGGCGCCGACAGATCGTCGATCAAGATGTGCCTGAAGTGGCCTAGCAGAATGGGTTGCCATCACGTCGTCGATGAGCAATTCGCGCCGAATACGCTTGGCGTATACAAGCCGAAGGTCGGCGAGCAGCTGCTTCATAGATTCCTGCCGCACGTGTCGGAAGCCGTTGGCAAGAAATTGTGGCCGGTAAATTCGTTCGCCAGGCTCGTCTACAAGGGCGGCGAATTGAGGATGCACTACGACCGCCCCGGACTCGACTGGACGCTATCGATAAATATCTGGCGGGATCATTCATGGACCATCGAAGTTCACGACGATGACGGGAACTGGCATTCCTTCGAGGATCTAGGGGATAGGGCGGTTCTGATGAACGGCCGCAAGCAGTGGCATCGCAGGCAGCCGTTCAAAGGCAGGGAAGCCTACCAGCTATTCCTGCACTACTCGGAGCAGCCTGGATTCGAAGGCGACCCGGAATTCAAGCTGGACTACAAGCCTTTCTTTCCCAAGCCTCCGAAAGCGCCCGTAGCGCAATCCTACAAGGTCGTGGACTGCCTTAGCGACTTCGAGTTGGAGAAGTGCCTTAAAGACTCAATGGCCCTCACGCTCGAAGCAGGGACGATGACGCGCGAAGGACTGGATACGAGCGTAAGAAAGAGCGAGATCGCATTCGTCGGCCACCTTCCCGAATGGCGCTGGCTATCCGACAGGCTAGCAATGACGGCCCGCGAAGCGAACGATTGGGGAATAGACGCATCCGGAATCAACGGCGTGCAATACACGACATACGGGCCGGGATCATTCTTCAACATGCACAATGACCGCGCCGAGGGAACCGACGACCGCCGGTCGCTTTCAATCTCGGCTTTAATCCGCAACGCCGACGAGGGCGGCGAGTTCGAGATAGACGGCTTCGGCAAGATACCGATGAAGCCGGGGCAGGCCATAGTCTTCCCCGCGTGGGTAAAGCATCGCGTTCACAATATCGAAGCGGGCTATCGTGACAGCGCCGTCATGTGGCTGGAGAATAGTTAAATGCTAGTTCGCAGACTCGACGAGATTCTATCGTGGATGGTCGAGAACCAGGGCCTGAAGCTTCCCTATTCAGTCATGGCCGGCTCGATTGCCGGTGGGCTGAGGCCAATCCGCTTGCAGGGCGAATACGAGGCCTACGGCTGGAATCCCCCTGAGTATCTCGTTCCCGGCCATGTCGTCGATGCCGGAGGCTGGCGCGGCTTTTTCACGATCGCGGACGAGGCGCGCGCAAAGCCGCAGCCCTACAACTACGAACTGAACGAATACGCCTACCGCGCCACCAAGCCTGTTCACGAGATCAACCGAATCTGGTCCGAGCCGGGCAAGGTTCCCGCCGGGTGGAAGAAAGCGCCGCCGCGGTTCCCCTGCTACGGAATCGGCAGGCGCGTCGTCTACGTTACCGAGGAGCAGGGATTCGCGAAGCCGGATCCAGACGCGTCGCCGAAACCGACGTGGGACGAGATTCTGAACGCGCAGGAATCGATGATATGGATGGAGACGTATACGGCGAAGTGGGATCACGTGCGGCGCGAGTGCAAGCGCAGAATAACGGAGCAATACGAAGCCACCAGCATTGAGCATGAGATTCTGCGCCGGCTTCGAGGCGCGACGACTAAAGAGCAGGACGACGAGCGCGAGCGGTTGCGGGCGGTCTGCCTCGCCGAGCAGATCAAGGTTGGAGAAATGACGGTTCCCATGCTCCAGGCCTACGATCCGGCAGATGATTCAATCTGGGCGAAGCCTTGATTTTTGCTATTGCAAAGCTTTTCCCGCGCGCCTATGCTAATGGCGTTGGAACAGGGTTACTCAATGGCTGACTTAACAATGAACCTGAAGCTCAGCGGCGCGTGGACGAATGTGACGAAGCTGCTGAGTCTTGAAGAGGATGCGAGTTACCTTTTCGATATAGCCGTAAAATCGCGAGGCGCGATTGTCAGGCACGCATACACCGACACCGACGACCCGCCTACCGCTGTAGGCCATCCGTGGGAAGACATCGGCGATTCGCAGGTGTTCGAGCAGACCGCGGACTCGATTCTCTGGATGAGAGTCGAGGGCGGACTCGTTCAAATAGATAGCGCGCTGCTCGCCGTCTCGCAGATATTCTAATGACTCTGCTTAGACGAGGAATAGGAGCGGGCGGCGGCGGCATCCGCAATGTCGAGGTTCTTCCGTATCCGAAAAAGGGGTCCCTCGTCTACCTCGAGAGGGACTACTACCTCGACGAAGCTCTGACGGAAGAGGACACCACCTTCACGATAGACCCGGTGCGGCTTGACCGCGGGATCGGCAACTTCATCGCCGAACTGCAGGACGAGAGATCGGATCTGAACGCTGTTCTTGCGTATGACTCGAACCGCTACATCTACATCGAGTTTACCGACGAGCTTGCGATTGAAGCGGAGTCGGCAGGCGATTTAAGCATTGTCCTGGACGGCGTGGCGTATGAAACCTCCAGCACTAGGTCAGGCGATCGCGAATTCTACATCGAAACGCAAGATCAGGTGGTGAATGCTTGGGTCGTAGGCACGCCGGTCTCTTTCAGGATCATTACCGCGGACGGCAGGGCGCTCGCTCCGAACGGAGAATTCATCCGCGTTCGAGACGACGACGAGGCGCCGATCAAGCAAGGCTTCTACAGCGTCGAGCCGGAGACATTGGAATGGGTGGCCGGCTTCGGGCTGGCCGATGGCGGCCTGCCCGCCGTCTTCCTTCCGGAAAAAGGCCTTCTGGAAGCGGATATAGCCGATCACAACTGGCGCGGCGTAAAGATAGCCCTGTCCCGCGAAGACGCGGGGGATCAGTGGCGCCTTCGAACCGTCGCCGGCAATGAGCCTGTGCAGGCATCGCTGCAGATAGCGGGCCAGGGCGGCGGCACGCTCACGGTTACCCTGGGCGCGCAGGCGGCGGGATTCGACACGTCCGGCGACTTGGGCAACGGATGGGCCATCAGAGTCGGCGATGCGGCGGGCGCCGTAGTTACGGCGCAGCAAGAAGGCGCGCAGCCTAGCGGCCTGCCGATACGCATTATTAATGTCGAGATTCCGGCTGCCGGCGCTACGCTGATAGAAGTGCGCGACGCGCTCAACGGCATCGCCGGAGTCACGGCCGTTTCCGCAGGCGGCGCCAACTCCTTCCCGCGAGTGAACGGGGCGGCCTTGGATCAATTCGTCTTCGCAGGCGGCATCGACGGTTCCGAACTGGGCGCCGAATACGACGCTGCGGCCAAGACGGTTTCAATCGAGCACCTGATCTCGCACACTCAGCAGGATGTTGTCGACGCGCTGAACGGGTTTGAGCTTGATGTCGATACGACGCTCTACGCCTCTCTCATTGGAGGGTCCGATCCGGCGCTCGGTCTCGTGGACCCGCCGCTGTCTCGACCGTTCGTCGATATATTCTCGGTAGGATCCATCCCGCGGCCGTCGAGCGACGACGTTGAGCGCGTCGTCAGGGGCTTGGTGAAGGATTACGCCATCGACGGCGGCCCGCTTATCGCAGGGACGGATGCCGTTCCCGGCTTCGTGCTCGAGTCCGAGTTGACGCAATCATTCCTGCTCGGAATCATCGGCCTGACGCAAGCCGAATTGAACAAGCTCTTTCTCGATGCCCGCGTTACGGGAGCCGGCGCGGCGCGCAGCGTCGTCATTGATCGCAAGGACGGCTCGACGGTAACGCTGGCTCTAGGAGACACGACGGGCGGCACAGGCGGCGGCGGCGGCGCGGACGGCTCTCTTTCCGGAATAGAATTTTCCCCCGACGGCCTGACGCTGACGGCGCGCGTTGCTGAAGCTG